ACAACAGGCTCTTGCAGAACGTCCTGCTTGGAAGCGTGTTTATAGCGCAGATGAATAGACAATAAATAATAAAATAACTTAAGGTATTCTATAATGTTAGACCTAAAAAACGTCGTAGTTAGTAATTTAAACACAAACTCTGGCGCATTGGCACGCTTTATCAAAATGAAGAGTTTGCTGGACCAAAAGTGTGCAGCAAATTTAAGACTTTTAGCAACAAAAAACAATATCAATCGTACCAGTGATTATCATTACCTGGTCTTGGCCATGACTCAGTCAACAGAGCCTGTAAACGGCATTGATTATATACACCCTGTGGTAAAACCTGCGGTAGATTACGCTACTAGCGTTATTGTCAAGGGCATGGCTCAAAATGGTGAAATCAATTTTGAATTTGTTGCAGACAATGAAGATGATGAAGCAGCCGCACGTCAAGCTACCAACATGGTACACAAACTAATCAATCAAAACAACGATCCACATTTTATCCTGCAACACTGGGTAATGGATGCTTGCCTGCACAAGAATGGTGAAATGTTGATTGCGCCCATGCGCGAGCAGATTACACGTTACGTAACAACATCTGGTACATTGGACCAATTAAAAGCCTTTGAACAACAGGCAGAAGAAGCAGGCCTCACCGCACGTCGTAACAGCCGTCGCAAACGATCAGTCAACATGGCACAAGTTGTTGCTGAAACACAACAATTTTTACAGGCTGCTGATCAAGACCAAGCTGAACAAATGATTAATCAACGCATTGAGCGTAGTCGTGCTATTGCCCGTGGCGATACAGCACAAAATCCTTTGGAAGACTTTGCGGACGAAAACAACGTACAATTACAAGAAGGCGAAGATGCACTGGATGAAGCAATAGCTCGTAATACCATTTATGAAGCTGAATACAAGTTGACTGGTTATACCATTAATGTCAAGTTCCGCCCAATAGCACAACACTATTGGATGTGTGACCCAACCGTTATTGAAATACAAGAACAACCATTCTGCGGTTTCTACAAACCCATGAGTATTCAAGAAGCAACTGAATTATATCCAGATATTGATCTGGAGGAGTTTAAGATATATGCTGAATATAGTAATGTGGGAAGTTACCAAGCTGGGTCTCTTCTTAATAATCTGGCCATTCATGCTCGCGATAGTGTACCTATCAACGGTCTCCCTGCTCAAGGTTATGCGGCACAGGAACCAGAAGCACGTCAAGTCACCGTCCTTACCGTCTGGAACAGATACGATATTGACGGAGACGGAGAATTAGAACTGGTTGAACTGATCTATTCAGGACAATATGTTATTTCAGCACGTGAAGTAGAATTTATTCCTGTGGCCAACATGGTACCAAAACCACTACCACAAAACTTCTATGGTATGAGTATTGCTGAATCAGTTACACCCATGCAAGAGTATATGACATCAGGTTATCGTGCAGAATTGTTGATGGGCTTGTTACAATCAACTCCTAGAATTGGTGTCAAACCAGATCGTGTAGACTTTGAAGAAATGCAAGATGGCGAAGCCGCTATTTTTATCTTGGATTCAAAATTTGATCCTGCCAAAGATATCTATCCAATGCCTACTCCACAGGGTAATCCAACCTTTATGGACAATACCTTGAACCGTATGCAGAATGACCAAATGGCCATGGTTGGTATGACTTCGCCACAAGATGTATTCAATCCAGAAATCATGGATGCAGGAAATTCAGGAGCTAAACTAAACTTGGCCCTGAGCCCCAATCAAATTATTCAAGACAACACCGTTAAAAATTCAGCAGAAGGTTTGAAAGATGCTATTTGGTTGATCTGGCGTACCTTGGTAGCACATGCAGATGATTATGGTGTACGTAAACTGGCACAAGAGTTTCATCCAGAAGGCAAGCCCATATTCTTAGATGGTGAAGCCTTTGACAACATGGATTTCAATGACCGCAAAACCATTCATATTGAATTGGCCCTGGGCATGAAGTCAGAAGAAAACGCCCTACAACGCAGTCAAATTATTAAACAGGCACAGACACAATTAAATGCTGAAGTGGCACAGGCTGTACAAGCAGGTATTACCAGCCCTGATCTGTTTAAGAAAATGCGCAAGCCCTATGAAGATACCTTGTATACCTTAGGTGTTAAAGAAGCAGATACATATCTTGTGACCATTGATGAAGTGACTGAAATGGCCAAACAGGCAGCACAAAAAGCACAGGCCGCACAACAAGCCGCACAACAAAATCCAAGCCCAGATGATCAGAAGAAAAAAGCAGGCGCACAATTGGATCTGGTACGTGCTCAAGAAATCATTGCTGATATCAACGGCAATGATGCCAAACGTCAATTAGAAGGCTATGCTTTAGTGGGCGAACATAAGGCTCGTGCATTTTAACGTATAAATAGTTTTATTGGTAAGGACTGGAAATGATAGAAAATGACGTGGTAGAAGCGTTTAACAAACGCTTGACCGTTGATCTCAACAATATAAAACGAATGACACCTGGTCAATTAGACCGTGTAAAAGAGATTGGCAGTCAAGCAGAGAATTTATTAAAGAACAAAGACTTTGCGTACTTTGTTCATACATTTAAGTTTGAACGTGTAGATGTCTTGGCAGAAATACCAGGGCACACACCAGAAGATAATAACTTGCGAGTTGCCGTTAGCAACCAACTTGCAGGATTAGACGAGTTCATTAAATCGCTTAAACGTGCGATTTATTTTAAGAACCGCGTGGTAAGTCATCAGACAGGCCAACAGGTCACTGAAGACCCCATAGCGTAACGTAAAAAGGAGTATCAATGGATACTATTGTTGCTGACATACCTAATGTCCCTGTGGACACGGTCCCTGTCAAAGAAGCCAGTGTTGGATTGGATGCAATAGCCGCAAAAATGGCCGCCATGCGTAACCAAGTAGCCGCTACCATACCAGCTGGGACAGGTTCTTCTGATGAGGCAAAAGCAGAAGCCCCTGTGGCACCCAAAGGTGTTGAAATCCAGGAAGAAACGCCTGAGAACGATACCAATTTGATTGAGCCAGAAGTTGCAGAACCAGAAGCAGAGTATAGTGAAGATGGCATTGAAGCAGGAGACGCCCCCCAAGATGATCTTGAGGTAAGCCAACCAGATTCAACTCAAGCAGAAGTTATTGATTTCTTGGAGTTTGCAGAAACTCATCCCAACGCTAAATTTAAATTTATGCGTAATGGAAAAGAAATTGAAATTGATGCCAAGAAGGCCGCCGCTATTCTAGGTCAAGGTGCCGCAATTAGCGAAGAAGCAAGACAACTAAAGATTCAGAAGGCTGAGTTTGACGAGTATTTGTCAACTAAGAAAGCTGAAACTGATGGTCTAATGTTGGCAATGGAATTTACCGTACGTCCTCAATTACAGCGGGCATACGATGAGGTTATAAAGGTACAACAATACCAAAATACCTTTAGACAGCAGTTGGCACAAACCGCTGATCCTGTACAACAGGCTCAGATACAGGCCAATATGCAACAGAATGAACGTTACCTACAACAAATAGGTCAAACAATCAATCGTCTAAAGCCAAATTTGGAGCAGTTTTACCAGTTGCGTAGTAATCAAGTTCGTGAGATTCTTGATAGCAACCGCAAGGGATTCCAAGACAAGGAATTACGTAATGCGGCTATCTATGAAGAGGTTCGCGAAAAAGTTGCAAAAGGTTGGGCATCAGCCAAGAACCAATTGGTTCCAGGTGTTGATAACATAGATCTTGTAACAAGTGATGAGCATATCTTGTCCTTGATACGAGATGGTCTAAAATATCGTGATCGTCCCAAAGCCAAAGCCGCAGGTAGCAGTATTGCTGCCTTGACCACACGCAAAACCGCAGGTTCCATTAACCCAGGCCGTCAGCAGGATCAAGTTTCTTCTCTACGCGAAAAAGCCAAGAGCGGCGATAAAAAAGCCGCAGACAATTTACTATTAGCTCATATGGCAGCCATAAGAGCCAATCGTAGATAAAAGATAAGCCAAATTAAAGGAGAAATATTATGGCAGCTCAAGGTTATAACTCAACCGCAGTCATTGGCAATGGTACAACAGGCTATCAAACTGATATCGTTGTTAAAGACTTAGACTTAGATGTAAGTAATCGTGTTAAAGATGATACACCTGTTCTAAACATGTGTATGGCAAAAAAGCGTAAAGTTGTTAGCACTTTACCTCTATGGACAAACGACGTATATCGTTTACCACAGATTCAAGCTAACCAAGAAGGTCAAGCTGTTAGCTCTGCTAACGTTGAAGGCCAAAGCCGTGCCAACTTGGGTAACTATACCCAAATTTTCAGTACCGTAGTTGGTGCTACAGGTACAGCACGTGCTGTTGAACAATCTGGTGGAGATCCACAAGCATACCAAGAAGTCAAGCAATTGATTGAATTGATGTTTGACGTTGAAGCACAGATCGTTCGTAACGACCAAATTGGTACAAAGTATAGTGGCCAAGCAGGTAGTGCTGTTGGTTTTGCTGGTAACGTAGTTGGTTCTACAACCAATATCAGTACTGGTACTATTACTGGTAACGCTGGTGTTGCTGGTTTTACATTCGTATCTAATGTAACTGGTAACCAAGGTGGTAACGTTCAGTATTCAACAAGTTCAGCATATTCTGCTGTAAGTTCTACACCTCCTGTTGTTCCTGTTAGTGGTTCTGTAACAACTTATGGTCCACAAACTGGTCGTCGTATGGGTAGTTTGAACTCATTTGCTGGTACACATAGTTTCAACCCAAGTACATCTACACCTTTTTACACCGTTTACAATAGTGAATCAAGTGATACAACTACCGTTGGTACAGCCAACGTGTTGGTTATTGGTGGTACAGCAGGTACAAACAATGGTGAAGGCCTAGGTAGTAACTTCTATTCTTATACAAGTAGCTTGCAACAATTTGCTCCTTCCTTGTACAAGCAATTGGTTACAACAGCTGAGCAACGTTTCAATGCGAAGATTCGCACAATCGTTTGCCCAACAAGCCTACGTACACACTTGAGTGATACAATGCCTACAAGTCGTAGCATCAACCGTGTGAATAGTGAGCGTGGTGACACAATCGCTACATACGAAGGTGACTTTAACTACACTTACGAGATTTTTGATTCTTGGATCATGGATCAAGTTGGTGTTGGTAACAGCATCTACTTCTTGAATGAAGAAGTGCTACAATGGGGTTCATTGCGTGACCTAGGTCCTAACAATGAAGTATTCAGTAACGCTGATGCTTCATTAGACCAGTTCATCCTTGAAGGTACATTGATCGTTCGCAACCCAGCTGGCGTCGCTGCATTACACGACATCAGCCCATTAGGAACATACGTTGGTGTTAACCCATCAACTGGTGCTTCTGGTTCACTACGTTCTACAACTTATGTAGGTCGTCTCAATGCATGGGACGCAAACAGCTTCTAATTAAGCAACACTTAATTACAAGTATGGAAAGGGCCTTTATGGCCCTTTTCCTTTGACCATAAATAGATATATGAACGAATTTGACAATTATCACGATAAATCTACACTTGATGGCCCAGATCCAGAATTTAATGAAAATGCGCATCGTTGGGACACAGGTGGTTTAGTAACCACAGACAATGGCGTTGCAGATCGCTTGTTGCAAAATGACAAATTATATAATCAACTCAAGGGCGATTGGGAACGTACAGATTATAATCTAAGTAAAAATATCAAAGTCACAACTGGTCGCGATCACGGCAAAATGTATATGACCCGCGAACAACTAAATGTGCCTGCTATTATGCAACATTGTCAACAATATCGCAAGATGGCAGAAGCTGGTTGGGTTGATCCTTTGGCTCCTATTATGCCAGATGGCAAGTTAGGTTACAAGTGGATGGAATTGCCAGAAGTAATGAGTTTTGAAATCTCTAACAAATATTTTGGTGGTATGCCTTGGGCTGCTATCAAACGCGATCGTACACTCAAAGCACAATTTTACAAGGTAGTAGAAAAGGAATACAATGTCTTTGTCTGCTATCCAGGAGGTAAATTACCTATTCCTGTTGAAGTACCATATCCTAATCCAGTAGGGTCAGAAAAATTCTTTAAAGGCCATAAAGTATGAGCAATTTATTTCCTATAGATACAGGTGATGATCTAGTATCTTATGTTCAGCAATGGACAGGTTCTAGTAACAACGCAGAAATTCAACAATGTATCTATTTGACTGAATTGATGTTGCGTAACATTGAGTTACCAGCCCTACGTACAAATCCATATAGCACATTTGGAGTAGCTGACTCAAATGGTTTTGTTCCTATTCCTGCTGACATGAATAGACCAATCTTATTTTTTAATCAAGGTCTGACCAGTACAGCAAATCCAACGGCTACCTCAACTTCAGGTCCATGGATTGTGTATGATCGTATTGGTGATCGTGATATGATTGGCGATCAAATGATTGAAAATTTGTATTTAAAACCACTTAACATTCCACAGGTGTATCGCGGTAAGTTTAGTGAAGTTGGTCAAATGTATGAATTCTTGCCTGGCCTTACAGCAGGTGCAGTGATTAACATGTATTATTTTACCACATGGCCATTCTTGTTTACCACAGATTCAATGGGTAATCAAGTACAAACAAATGTGGTATTACAAAGTTTTCCAGAGGGTTATGTTTATGGCACTCTACACAATTACTATCTAAAACGCAAAATGCCTGATGATGCCAATGGTTGGTTAGCCAAGTTTAATTTAGCTTGGGATACCGTTGAAGATCAAAACAACAAAGGCAAATGGTCAGGAGGCCATAATCGCCTAACATCAATATTCCAACCACGTAAAGATAGACGCTACACAGCGAGATAATAAGGATTAAAATATGCCAGGTTTGTATGGAATTACAGGTAACGCTAACGTAGCCGTTGCTAATACTCCAGGATTGTATATCAATTCTGGTGCTTCACCAATCATCAGTAATGCTCAACAATTATTAGATTTGTTAAGCAACAACGGTACGGTTTATTTCCAATTGGATCCTGCAACTGGTTATAGCCAAGTTGAGGCCTTTGTATCCAACGTTGGCGGACCAAGTGGTAATCTTTCTTTGCGATTGGTAGGCGACGTTACAGGTTTTGGTTTTGTTGGCAATAGTATTACTACCACATTAAGCAATACTGCTGTTACTGCAGGCACCTATGGATCCAATAGTTTAATTCCTGTTATTACGGTTGATGCCAAAGGTCGCGTAGAAAGTGTTACCGTTAGCAATGTGGCAACTTATTTGCCAGGTGATCCTACTATTGCCAGTATTATATCAAACGTAGCCATACTACAAAGTGAAGTGTATGGCAACACACAATTGGCTGCATACTTGTTAGGCAGTATCTATACAGGTACCATCAACAATCAAAACAATATTATTAACCAAGGCAGTTTGACCAACTATGGCAATATCAACAATGCTGGTAGTGTAAATTCTGCTAATGTTGTTGTAAGCAATGGCATATTTTGGTCAAATGGTACTCCTTTTGCCAGTTCAAATTATGGCAACTCTAACGTAGCGGCCTACATGCCAGGTTATTTAAGTACCTATACAGGTAACTTGTCTGCTGGTAATTTAACCGTTTCTGGTAATTTAAATCTTGCTGGCAATGTATTCTTTACCAATATCAATACTATTGTTACAACCACAATCATAGCAAACTCAACAACACCAAGTACCAGCACAGGTACAGGTGCCATTATCACGTATGGTGGTTTGGGTGTTGCTGGTAACGTATGGGCTGCAGATGTTTATAGTAATGGATTTTTCTTTGCCAATGGCTCAGGTTATTTTAATCAAGCAGCAACAGCCGCTTACCTAGCAGGCAACACTGATCCAACAATCAGTAATTTAAATGCCAATGCCGCTGTACAAGCAACACAAATCAACACATTGTTTAGTAATGCCGCTGTACAACAAACTGAAATCAACAGCATTATTAGTGGAATAAATGCCAATGTGGTTACTGCATTAAAGAGCATTAATCCTGTTATTATTGGTCTTGGTGCAAATGCATATCCAACAGGCACAGGCGTAAGCATTGGTGAAAACGCAGGCAATGGATTAAACACTAATAGTGTTTATATTGGTCAAGGTGCTGGTAATGCCGCTGTAAGCGGAGGTGGTAGTGCAGTTGCTATTGGACAACAAGCAGGCGGACAAATACAATCACAATCAGTTGCTATTGGTACCTTTGCACAAGAAAGTGGATCAAGCGAATATTCTATTGCCATTGGTTATGCCGCTGGCCAAACTAATCAAGGTGGTGGTGCTGTTGCTATTGGTCAGTATGCTGGTCAAACCAACCAAGCATCTGAAAGTATTGCACTCAATGCCAGTGAAGCCGCATTAAATCCAAGTACCTCTGGTTTCTTTGTAAGTCCAGTGCGTTCAATTGGCACAGGATTAACCAGTCTTAATTTGGCATTTTACAATACCAGTACAAATGAATTTACCAGTTATGGGTCTGAACAAGCATTAAGCAGTTTATTACCTGCTTATACCAACACTATCAATGCAGCCAGTGTTAATATTTTTGGTAATGCTACACAATCGTATGGTATATTAAACATTGGTAGTAGTCTAGGCACCACCAATACTTTGACCGTTTATCCACAGACAAGTGGTGCAATCGCTTACTTTACCTATGCCAATGGTGTGTCAAATACTACTGGCACATTAACCTTTTCTAGTCAGGTATCAGTATCTGGTAATGCATCATTGGGAAATTATGCGACAATTGGTCAGGGAATTAATCTTACACAAGGTAACATTGTTTTACAAGCACTTTCTTCTGTTGGTGGTTGGGTCATTGGTTCTGCTGCAAATATTGGAAATGTGTATTCCAACAATACTATCAGCGGCAAGGTATATTCTAACAATTATCTATTTGCCAATGGCGTAAGCATTTTAACAACTATTAATTATGGTAATACACAGGTTGCCGCTTACCTAGCCAGCAATACAGATCCCACTATCAGTAATTTAAATGCTAATGCGGCTGCTCAAGCTGTGGCATTGAATACCTTAAACGCCAATGTAGGTGCATTTGAAACTTATGCCAACATAACATTTGGTACCAGCAATTATGGCAATTCCAATGTGGCCACTTATTTGCCAACCTATGCAGGTAATGTTGGTAGTCAAGGTAGTACTGCATATTTCCTTGGAAATGCCGCAAGTCTTACTGGAAACCTATTGGTTGGAACACCAGGAGGCACAAGCGTAAAAATTACGCCAGGATCTATTGCAGCAAGCAACTCTACTTTGTTTATTAATGGTATTACAAACTATGGTGCATTACAAACTGGTCAAATTAACAATGCTGGTAGTGGAATTAATATTGGAACATCAGGTGATTCTGTATTTGTAGGTACCCAATTTGCTAATGGAGTATCAACAGAAATTAGTGGTAGTCCTGTTTTAATTTATGGTTGTGGATCTTCAGGAGAACCAAGTGTTAGCATTTGGTCTACACATTCAAATGGTGATCCCATAGGTACAGGTAATATTGATATCAAAAGTAAATATATTACTTTTAATAATGCTAATTTTATTGTTGGAAACGTTATCACCAGCACAGCCAACATTAGTACCACACAATATTTTACAGGCAATGGATATTATCTAACTGGTATTACTGCAGGTAGTACCTATGGCAATGCCAACGTGGCCGCGTATTTGCCAATCTACAATGGCAATATTGAAGCAGCCAATGTAAACATTAGCCAATTTATAACATTGTCTACTCCAAATAATCCCACTTATGCCAAGGGTCTAATGTGGTATGACAGCATACAAGATAGTGTATCATACTACAATAGTGTAACCAACAATGAAGTTAATGTTGGTCAAGAAACACAATTTAGAGCCTACAACAATACTGGATCAACCATTGCTCAAGGTGCTCCTGTTTACATAACAGGCGTAAATGGAAGCACACCTAATATTGCATTAGCACAGGGCAATACATTGGCATCTGCGCAGGTAGCTGGTGTTGTCAATCAAGCAATTCCTGCCAACTCTATAGGTTATGTTGTAAGTTCTGGTTTAGTTGCCAATGTTCTATTGGTTTCGTACAAAGCTGGCGATGTCTTGTATCTAAGTTCAACTACCCCAGGTGTTTTACAAAATTATGCACCTGCTACAGGTTATGTAACCAAAGTTGGTGTAGTCAGTGCCAACATAGCTCAAGGTAGTTTTTTAACAAGCATTGTAAATCCTGCCAATAATCAAACTTATGGTAATCTAACGGTTACTGGTAATTTGAATGGCAACAATGCCACAATTACCAATTTAACCACCAGCGGTAATACCAATACCACTGGAACAACCACAACAGGTAATTTGATTACTACCTCAGGTGTTTATTGGGCCAATGGTGCTCCATATTCCGCAGGTGGATCATCAGGTGTAAGCCAAATTATTGCTGGCACAGGCATCAGTATTAGTCCTGTAGGCGGTACAGGTGTAGTTACAATTACCAACACAGGTGGTGGTTCAGGTAGTTATGGCAACGCCAATGTGGCCGCTTATTTGCCAACCTACACAGGCGATATAGGCAGTTTCCTTTATCCTGCTGGCACAGGATATTTTACCAGTGTTGGAGGTACCTTAACAACAGCCGCACAACCCAATATAACCAGCATTACTGGATATAATTATAACAATGCTGGAGCTACAACAATTACAGGTGTTGGTTCCGTAGATATTCAAGCAAGTTCAGGAGCAGGTGGTATTATTGTATTAGGTGATACCAGTGATACCACTGAAGTTGGTATCAATGGTTATCTAAATATTGTTGGGGGCGATCCTAATGGAAATGCTGTCATTGCTAATAACGGTAATATTATTGTCAAACCAGGTTATTATTTTGTTGGTGATGGTAGCCAATTGGTCAACCTACCTGCTCAACCAAGTACCTATAGCAATACTAACGTTGCAGCATATTTGACCACGGCAAGTTTAGGTAGTACCTATGCGGCCAATACCATAGTACAAGGTACGCAGGTATTCATTGGAGGATCTAGTGAAGTACTTGTTCCTACCAGCCAATTCCAAGTAAAATCTGATACTATTCAATTACTTCCAAGTACATCACCTAATTATAACCCAGGTGTAGCATTTGTTACTATTGCGTCTGATACCAATATCAATGGAGGTAATTTAACTGCACGTGCCCAATCAAATGATTCTATAAATTATTTTGGTGGTAATATTATTGCCATTGGTACCAATGGTGTTGGTGGTTATTTTGTTGGTAATGGAGCATTTTTAACTGGTATTGTTTCAAGTTATGGCAATGCCAATGTAGCAGCTTATTTGACCTCTGGTGCCACTGGTGTTACAGCAAATCTTGGTAATATTGTTACTACCTCAGGTGTATTCTGGGCCAATGGTGTTTCATATTCATCATTCTCAGGCAATTTGGCAGGCAAAGTGTTATATGATAGTGTAAATCAACGTGTGTTTGCCAATGCTTATCCTTTGAGCACACCAACGCTTGGTAGCAGTTACAAAGGCAGTTTAAGTAACAACCTATTAACCAACGCACCTGTTTATGTTAATGGTGTATTGGCAGCACCAACTTCACAGACTGCAAATCAAAACCAAAATAATATTGCTGTTGGATTTGTTCAAACTTCTAACGTTGCTTATACTGGTTCAGGTCAGACCAGTCAAAATAGAATAACCACTGGTGCAGCAATGTATGCAGGTTTTTGGCCACAAACTGGCAATGCGTTTACCCTGCAAGATCGTGTGTATGGTAGCCGTCAATATCTTGACATGTTTATGTCTGGCCAAACTTATGGACCCATGGTGGCTAATACCACCACAGCAGGTGCATCAACCATAGGTGCCGCTGGACCACAGACAACCATTAATGGATTTGGTAACGTATCCAGCGTGATTGGTGTGGGCGGAAGTATTCAGGTCGTTCCTGCAGGTGCCGCTACGGCTAACGTGTTATATGCTACTGGTTCATTCAGTAATATAACTTTTAATAGCATCCAGGGCGGCACAGCCAACATTCAATATGCACGTTTGTTTAGTGGTTGCGTAGCTTCATTCAGTTCAAGTTTAACTTGTTTGAACGCTATTGGCCTGCATACATTTTCAGGTTGGGCAGGTACCATTGGTACAGCATCAGCAGGTGCACAACGAGCCTATAGTGTATTGAACGAAGACAGCTCTACCTTAATACAAACCAATGGTAATATCGTAATCAACAATACTGCCACAACTGGTTATATGCAGTTGGGTGTGTTTACCGTTGCACAATTGGCCGCAACAGGTGTAGCAGGTCAGATAGTTGCAGTCAGCAATGGCAGCACTGGTGGACAAACAGGAGGAAGTTTGGCCTATTGGGATACAACCAACAATCAATGGTCATGGGTAAGTAGTCCAGGCACTAAAGTAGCATAAGGATAAATTATGGCAATGCAAACGGTTAAAACGCCTTTTACCAACATGACATTCACTCCTGATGTACCATCCAGTGCATTAGGAGCCAATGAATATAATGTGGGTCAAAACATAGAAACTGATGTAAGATCAGTTAAAAGTGTTCTAGGCGAAGTGGGAATATTAAGCAGTATTCCTGGCAATCCAATATTTGTTACATCTGGCTTTGATGTCAATAATAACTATTGGTTTATTGTTGCTACCAGTCAAGGTAAATGGTACGCAATTGACACCGCTGGTATTACCAATATTACACCCAGCGTTGGCACATTTACAGGATATAGTGTCAATACCGTTATTACAGCCAGTTGGTGTGGCGCCGTGGTATTTTTAAACGATCAAACCAATCCTCCTATGTATTTTGAACCTGGTCAATGGAATCAGATCAGATTGTATGACAATGCACCAGACAACTATATTTGGAACTATGATGTCAGTTATGATATTTTTGGAAATATTGTTCCTTTGTATTCAAGTCTAACAGCAGGCTTTTTACGTGTGTACAATAGTCCTAACCTGGGATCATTATTGGTAGCAGGAAATCTAACAGGTGTGGTAGCTCCAGGTGTGGTTTCACCAACGCCTGGCACCGTACAAAATTTACCAACCACCATACGCTGGAGTCAAAACTTTGGCGTCAACTCAGGTCCAACAACCTGGGTACCAACCATCAACAACGTGGCCAACGAATTGGCCATACCAGTGCGTGGTCCAGCTATTGATGGTTTTAGTTTAAATGGTAACTTTTATATATGCAGTTATTGGGACACCGTGGTCATGTCACCTATTGCATATCAGTCAAGTTATGCACCTGTATTTGGTATCAAGATTGTCAGCCAAGGTCGTGGACTTATAAATGAAAACTGCTGGGCTGTGGTTGACTCTGTGGCCTATGGTGTAGATGCCAGAGATATTTGGATGTTTAATGGTGGTACATTTACTCCATTGGGCGATCAAAAGATCAAAAATTATTTTTATAACAATTTAAATGCCAACTATACCAATCAGATTTTTATGATTAACAATACTGAAAAATATCAGATTGAGATCTATTACCCAGATTTAAATTCAACAGGTACTTGTAACCAAATGTTGTCATATCGTTATGATTTACAAATTTGGAATCCACCACGTCAGGTTGCCGCAGCAACTATGGCCACTGAAGCACCACGTGTGTTTGGTGGACAATTTAATCTGGCCACACGCGGTGTTGTGTATAGTACCTATAGTATTAATTCGCAATTAGTACAAAAAGACGTTGGCACAAGTTTTATTGGCGGTGGTGCAATCACAAGCCTATTTGAACGTGACAATATTAGTTTTGGTCAACCATATTCAGCAAGTGTGTTGGTGCATCGTGTGTTGCCAGAAGTATATGGCACGGGCAATGTTACCATTGCTGTAGGCGGAGCAGACTGCGTGGCCAATACTGCAACATACAATGCCAATGTGACCATGCCAATACAAACAAGTAATCCATGGGTGCAGATTGATCAGAATGAAGCACGTGTGGTTAGTATACAGGTTGGAACTACCAGTAATGTAAGCAGTTGGCAATTATCAGCGGCCAACTGGCAAGTAACGGTTGTTCAGGATACTCATTAATGTCAAATTTTGCATTAGATACCAATACCAGTTATGGTGATGTAATATCAAGTGTAAATTATCTTTTGGCTAATTTACCTCCTAACTTATCAGCCAATGCTATTATTGCACAGGCTGGTAATGTGGTAACCGTTAACTCTAACACAGGTGCGTTGTCAAGTAACTCTGTGGGTACCTTGAGTTATTTGTATGATTATGTAAACATCAAATATGCCAACAGCAGCACTGGTGGTACAGGATTTACCAGCAACAGCACAATGGCCACATATTATGGCACACACAATACCACAGATGGTAGTATTAGTAATAATCCAGTTGATTATCAATGGGTGCAGGTAGCAGGTGGATTTGGTACTACCAAAGGTTTATATCATACCAACCTAGGCGGTGGTAAAGTTTATTTTGCAGTTGCCACGGTAGCACCTAGCATTTATTATACTCCTGTCATAGATGACCAACCAATTTTTTTACAAAACTTGGCCAACAGCATTGTGGTGGCCAATAGCATACAACCAGGTGCGGTAACCAATGTGGCAATTGCGGCCAATACCATCATTGGCACCAATATCCAAGATCAAGCAATCACAGCATTACAAATTGCTTCACGCACACTGACCAACGCACAAATAGCATTAAGCACAATTACTGGCAATTTAGTTCAAAGCCAGACCTTGACAGGATCATTGATTGCCCTTAATACTATTACAGGCAACTTGGTAGCACAAAATACTATTACTGGTAATTTGATTGTTCCAGGAACAATTACAGGTAACTTGATTACCGCCAATACTACAATAACCAGCACCATCACCAGTTATGGTGTTACTCCAGGTGTAAATTCAGGTTATGGTTTTTGGATGACCAGTAATGTAGGTGATGCTTATTTTGGTGGCAACATTACAATTGGTAACAATGGTGTTATTGGTAATAATTTGGTTATTGGCAACAATGCTGTTATTGGTGGCAATCTAACGGTAGCTGGTTTGATTACCAGTGCCAATCTAAATGCCAATACCGTTGCAACCAGCACAATGCAACTTAACTCTGCAACTACTACAGGCGCAGTTAATAATAGCGGTTATGTTATTAATAATCCTATTGTAAGTTTTGGTAGTTATGATGGATCTTATTATAATTATCTTACTGGAAATTTAATTCCAGCTGGTGGTGTTGTACAAGCAACTACATCAATAGTTACTAATGTTATTAGCGGATATCTTGATGTTTCTGGAGTTACCAATACCAATGGCATATTTGGTGTACCACAAATGTATGCTGAATTATATCGTACTACTGATGGTATTAATTTTACTCCTATTAGTCAAACATTTATAACCACACCAGCTAGTCAACAATTTAATGCTACCTATGCACAAACAACGCAAACATTGCTACCAGTAAGATTGTCAGCAGTTTCTATTGTTGATGTTTTTACTATTACAAGTCCTACTAATGTGGGTTATTACTGGCTTTGGGGTGCATACATTAGTCAAACCAGCAATGTAAAACCTATACAATCAAATGTTACACTTGGTACCTATGGTGTAACGGTTACAAATTATAAGAGATAATATGATAATTAATAATCCTGATTTTAGTACTATCGTATTACCTACTCCTGTTAATCGTATTGGATTAGAAGATGGCGCAAGAAATGCTCGTGATCAATTGTTAAAAGACAATGTAGATACAATAAATCCTATACGTTATGCCGCATTGACTGCAGAACAACAACAAGAATTAGCCGCATATAGACAGGCGTTATTGGATGTACCGCAACAATCAACCTTTCCAAATAACATTGCGTGGCCAACCAAACCCACTTGGTTATAAAGGGTTAAATATAGATAGCGAAAGACACAATTATGGATGAAAATTTAGATAGCGGCAGTTATTGGGGTGATACTACTCCAATAGCACCAGATTATAGTTATACACCTAGCACTGATACAGGTGTGTACCCTGACCCAGGTTCACCAACTGGCTATAGTGATATCAATGGCAATCAAGTTGATTCAACTGGCCAATCAGTGACCTATGACAGCAA